ATAGATCTTGGATTCGATTTATACAAGAAAGAACGGGTAAGGATTGCGGGAGTAGACACCCCAGAAAAGAGAACGAGGGACCTAGAAGAGAAAGCGTTAGGGATTGATGCTACTAATTGGCTCAAAGGTACCTTAGTTGATACTGTAGAGAATTCTGATAACGAACTTACTATTAGAACTGAACTCAAAGGTGGTGTCGGTAAGTACGGCCGTCTCTTGGGTTGGTTATATGTTGGTGATGATGAAGTATCTCTCAACGAACAAATGATTGCCGAAGGATATGCTTGGGAGTACGATGGTGGTACTAAGAAAAAAGATTTCCAAGAGTTAAGAGATATTAGATACGAACAAGGTACATTAGATCCTCCACCAGATATTGATGATGTAATTCCTCCTAGTGTAGGAGATCCACTTCCTGAATTAGGACACGGAACTACAACTAATCAAATCGCAGGACCATTCTAATGAGATCACTAATCGCTTTTCTTACTGTTATGTTTCTAGCAGTTCCAGCTTGGGCTGTGGACATAACAATGGGTTCAGGTGGTAACTTAGTATTTGAACCAAATGAAGTTACCATAGATGCAGGTGAAACAGTCACCTTTATTAATGGAGATCTTCCACCACATAATATGGTAGTGGCAGATTATCCAGAACTTTCCCATCCAGATTTATCATTTGTAGGTGGAGAAAGTTTTAATGTTACCTTCACTAGACCAGGAAACTATGAGTTTCAATGTGAACCTCACGCTGGTGCTGGTATGAAAGGAGTTATTCACGTAAACTAAATGGCTGAAAACCAGATATATCTTGGCAACCCCAATCTAAAGAAGGCAAACGTTGCTACCAACTTCACACCTAAACAGGTGGAGGAGTTTATTAAGTGTAGCAAGGATCCAGTATACTTTATCAAAAAGTATATTAAGATTGTCTCTTTGGATGAGGGTGTCATACCGTTTGATCTGTATGATTTCCAAGAGGAGATGGTAAATCGTTTTCATAACAATCGATTTAATATAGCAAAGCTCCCCCGACAGTCTGGTAAGTCAACAGTCGTGACTTCATATTTACTTTGGTATGTCATCTTCAACTCAAACGTCAACGTCGCAATCCTCGCAAACAAAGCAGCCACTGCAAGAGAAATGCTGGGCCGCTTACAACTGTCTTACGAGAATCTTCCTAAATGGATGCAGCAAGGTATTATTGGTTGGAACAAGGGGTCGGTGGAATTGGAGAACGGAAGCCGTCTCTTGGCTGCAAGTACTAGTGCTTCCGCTGTTCGCGGTATGTCCTTTAATATTATATTTCTGGACGAATTCGCGTTTGTTCCGAATAATATTGCAGAGCAGTTTTTTAGTTCTGTCTACCCTACTATTTCTTCTGGTAAGTCCACAAAGGTTATTATTATATCCACCCCTCACGGGATGAATATGTATTATAAACTCTGGCACGATGCAGAGCGTAAGAAGAATGAGTATATTAATACTGAGGTACACTGGAGTCAGGTACCAGGTCGAGATGCTAAATGGAAAGAACAAACTATTAAGAACACGTCTGAACAACAGTTCAGGGTTGAGTTTGAATGTGAGTTCCTAGGATCTGTTGATACTTTAGTATCTGCCAGTAAGCTAAGAGTTATGACATATGAAGATCCAGTCACTTCTAAGGGTGGTTTGGATGTATATGTACCACCAGAACCAGAACATAATTATACAATCACGGTTGATGTGGCACGTGGTATAGATGGAGACTACTCAGCCTTCTGTGTATTTGATACAACTACAGTACCATATAAACTTGTGGCCAAGTATAGGAACGCAGAGGTTAAACCTATGTTGTTCCCAGATATAATTGTTGATACTGCTAAGGGATATAACCACGCATATATTATGACTGAGGTTAATGACGTTGGTGCTCAGGTAGCAGACATCATTCAGTACGATTTAGAATATGATAATTTATTAATGTGTGCTATGAGAGGACGTGCTGGCCAAGTAGTTGGACAAGGGTTCTCAGGTGGTAAGGTACAATTAGGTGTAAAGATGAGTTCTGCTGTTAAAAAATTAGGTTGTTCTAACCTAAAACAGCTAGTTGAAGATGATAAGATACTTATAAATGACTATGATATCATTTCAGAATTAACAACTTTTATACAAAAAGGACAGTCGTGGCAAGCAGAAGAAGGATGTAACGATGACTTAGCTATGTGCTTAGTCATATTTGCTTGGCTTGCTGTATCAGATTACTTCAAAGAACTTCACGATAATGATGTGAGAGCAAGGATGTATGAAGAACAGAGAGAAGCAATAGAAGCAGATATGGCTCCATTTGGATTTGTAGATGATGGAATAGAAGATACATCATTTGTTGATGAGGAAGGAGATAGATGGCACGTAGACGAGTATGGAGACCGAGCATTTATGTGGGAGTATAGGTAGTGGAACTAGATTCTCAGTACGAGTTAGAACATTTGTTATTGGTCAACCGTACTTGTAGAGTCTGTGGTGAAGAAAAAAGTTTATTGGATGACTTCTATCTTACTAGAAAAGGTCGAGGTCCATTCCCTTCGGCTTATGCATATGAATGTAAGTTATGTACTATAAAAAGAATTACTAAGAATAGAAAGAAACCTAAGAAAATACTTGAAGAAATATACCCAGACTGGTGATGTTCACGTTTTGTTTCCCCATCTGAAATGTTGCAAACAATAAATATTTTTAGTCTAAGTTGAAAGCAATTTTCAGGAGAATAAGCAATGGCATCTACCCAATTATCACCAGGGGTCGTTGTACTTGAAAGAGATCTGACTACAGTGGCTAACGCCACACTTGATAATGTTGCAGCGGTAGTAGGTTCTTTTGAAAAAGGTCCCGTCAATAAGATAGTTGATATTACTTCTGAGAAGGAGTTATTAGCAGTCTTTGGTCGTCCCAACGATTACAATTACGAGTACTGGTACAATGCAGCTCAGTTCCTACTATATGGTGGAACGTTAAAAGTTATTAGATCAGATTCAACAGCGTTAAAGAACGCTATTGATACAGCACAATATACTAACACCCTTTTCTCAGGATCAGATACTACTCTGACCGTTAAGAGTGCTACTGATATTGCAGCGAACGATTACCTCTTAATCGACGCTGAAATTATGACAGTCACCGCCGTCAATGGTAATGACTTGTCCGTCTTAAGAGCACAGTTAAACACTGCAGGTACTACTCACGCTGCTGGTTCTTCTATCACATTGATTGAAGATGCTGGAACTACTACTGATTTGAATCAGAGTGGAACCTTATCCGCAGGTGGAACTTCAGTTACTGTACAATCTGCAACTTCGTTGGCTGTACAGATCAATGATTACCTGAAAATTGAATCAGAAATTATCAGAGTTACTGCAATTGCTGGTGATACATTGACAGTGACTAGAGGGGAGTTGAATACAACTGCTTCCTCACACTCCGATGGTGTTGCTATCAACCGCTTGACTGTTACATCTGGTAAGACAGAAATCAATGAGCAAACATCAACTGGTGTTACTGCTCCTCTTATCCGTAACATAGAGCAATACGAATCAACAGTTGAAGGTGCTTCTAACAACTGGAAGTGGGGTGGAAGACATCCTGGTTTGTATGGTAACTCACTACGTGTGGTTGTAACAGATGCTGGTCCAGACCAGATCCTATCATTGAATCAACCCACAACCGCTGAATGGGAATTCCAAACAACTGCTTCAGTTGATTATGCACTAGGCAACTCAACTGCTCAAGTTTATTCTTATACTACTGTAGTTACACTAGATGCAACTGCAATTAGCGGAGACTTCAATCTTAATGAGTATTGGAGAGCAGAAACAAATGCTGCATCACCTTCTGCGATTGACGTACAAGGTCAGGTAGTAGCATACGATCCTGTTACTCGTAAATTAGAATTAAGCATTGACTATACATTATCATCTGATGTGTTAGAGCCTGGGGATGCAATCGCACTCTGGACTGCTGCTTCTGGTGGATCCAGAACAGGTGATAAGGGTGTAGTTGAAAGCATCGAGCGTCAACTACGTGTTGTCCGTGACCTTAATAAGGAATTATTCGAGGCCAACTATACAATCTCGGATGACAATGCTACTCCTGGTACACCAAACGTACAAGTTATTGCTGTACGTTCCGACTACGAAGAAAGATTCTTCGGTGGTAATCAGAAGTGGATCAACGTAGCTCCACGTCCTTCCACATCTCCTTGGGTACAAGATCGTGCAGGACGTAATGACCAGATGCACATCCTTGTCTTAGATGGGGATGGAAAATTAACTGGTACTCCTGGATCTGTTCTTGAGAAGTTCCTCTTTGTATCTAAGGCATCTGATGCTAAGGGTGTACAAGGTGAGACTGTATACTACAAAGATCTTATCAAGAATAACTCATCCTATATTTACTGGGGTTCACACGAAACAGGTAGCATCTTCGATGTAGATTCGGGTGCTAATGGTTCTATCGGACTCAGTGGTATATCTCGTGAATTCGACCTTCTCAAGAATAGCGCAGCTATTAAAACAAATGAGAGTGCATCTTCACGTGAGATTCCTGGTACAACTAACAACGCAACTAATCGTTACGTCCTACAAGGCGGTGTTGATGGTTATACCTTGACTCGTTCTGAGATCCTAGGTGCATTTGATCTAGTTGCCGACAAAGAAACCATTGATGTAGATTACATCTTAATGGGTCCTTCAATGGCAGACAGTGCAGACACTACTGCTAAAGCACAGAAGATCATCGACATTGCAGCAACCCGTAAGGATTGTCTCGCATTTATTTCACCACCACGTCAAGACGTTATCGGCCAAACCGATACTAACGTTATTGTAAACCGTTCGATCGCATTCTTTAATGGATTGAGCAGCACATCATACGCTGTATTTGATAACAACTACAAGTACATCTATGATAAGTACAATGATAAGTATCGTTACATTGCCACCAATGCTGACGTTGCTGGTTTAACCCTCAGTGCAACTTTAAATTCTGAGGCTTGGTTCTCACCTGCTGGTTTCAACAGAGGACAATTACGTAACGCTATTAAGTTAGCATACTCTCCTCTGAAAGATCATAGAGACAGACTCTATGCTGCTCGCGTTAACCCAGTAGTTGCATTCCCTGGTCAAGGTATCGTACTCTTCGGAGATAAGACCGCACTTTCTTACAACAGTGCATTCGATAGAATCAACGTTCGTCGTCTGTTCCTTGTATTGGAAGATGCAATTTCCGCTGCTGCTAAGACACAACTCTTTGAACTGAATGACGAGTTCACTCGTGCTTCATTCAAGAATATAGTAGAACCATTCTTACGTTCTATTCAGTCACGCAGAGGTATCGTTGACTTCTTAGTTGTCTGTGACAGCAGTAATAACCCTGCTGAGAGCATAGACCGTGGTGAATTCTTCGCGGAGATCTTCGTGAAGCCAACAAGGTCGATCAACTTCATCACACTAACATTCACTGCGACAAGAAGTGGAACTTCTTTCGCTGAAGTTACTAACTGATTCAAGAGAACCAATTAAAGGAGAAATTAAATGGCAGAAGCACAACCAGGACAGGTAGAACAGAGTTCCGTAAGGGCTCCGATATTTACCTTCCGTGATCAAGTAAAAGATTTCGCACGCCCGAATCTGTTTCAGGTCGAGGTTTATGCACCACCTATCCTAGCGGAGAATATCACTCCTGCTATTGGTGGAGTAGCTGGTTCACAAGCAAACGCAAGTGAAACTGCTGCTGGTGGTACACAACTTAACTCTACAACCTCAACCGCTTTCGGTACCTTCCTTGTTAAGGCAGCAAACATTCCAGCATCAGTTGTTGGAGTTGTTGATGTACCTTACCGTGGTCGTGTATTGAAAGTTGCTGGAGACAGAACATTCGAACCTTGGACTGTACAGGTACTTAATGACCAGTCATTCAAGTTCCGTGCATTCTTCGAGGCTTGGTCATCTAACATCCAAGCATTACAGCAAAACTTCCAGAACGCTAATACGATGGCTGA